TAAAATGCAAACGGTGTTTGCCCAGTATATTCCCAAACAAATTGTTGAGGTTAATGATGTTTTTGGAATGGATACGGAATTGGCACGCCAACAAGCGGAGGCCCAGGCAAATTTGAAAGGAACCGTTGGGGGCGTTCAGGGCATTTTGCAAATTCAGCAAAGTGTGAGCCAGGGAATAACCCAAAGGGAGGCGGCAATTGCATTGTTGGGCACAATTTACGGTTTTGACCAGGCCAAAGCGGAGGAAATTTTGGGCCAACCAATTGAGGTTCCACCAACGGCATAAACATTTTGTTGGTGCCAACAACATGATAACAACACAACAACACGCGCATGGCTGAATTTACGCCCGAAATTTTGAAAATAATTGAACGCAATGAACGCACGGCAATAAGTGCGGAAAATGCGTTTTACAATGAGTTGCCAGCGGTTGAAAAAATGGTTTATGATGAGTTGAAAAAACTGTTTAAGGATTTCAACACAAAGGATGGCAAAATTGAGTTTGATGCAACCAATGTGGACATTGTTAACCAGGTGGATGAACGCATTAAAAAAGCCATAAAGGCAACCCAATACAGTAAAGCGGCGGCGGGTTATTTGCGCAATTTTGAAACGTTAAAGGAAAACAACGTGAAATTGCACACTGAATTAAACGGCCTGGATGCAAAGGAATTGGATAAACTGGTTAACCCCATTCAAAAGGCCATTGTTGAACAAACATTGCAAGGTTTAACGGGCACGGGTGTGAGCACCAATTTTATTGAACCAGTACGGGAGGGAATTTACAAAAACATTGTTGCGGGGGCCACAATTGCGGATTTGGAAAACGCATTGCAAACCTACATTTTAGGAAACCCAAATGTTAATGGGTTGTTTTCCCGTTATGTGAAACAAGTGAGCCGCGATGCGTTAAACCAATTTGATGGCCAGGTGAATGCCCGCATTGCGGAGGAAAACGGTTTGGATGCGTTCCGTTATGTTGGTTCCTTAATTGATGATTCCAGGCCACAATGCCGCCGTTGGGTGAGCATGGGCGTTTTGCAAAAGGATGATTTGCCCGCGCAAATTGCATGGGCCCAAAACAATGGCACGGGGATGATACCAGGAACCAATGCGGAAAATTTTGCCGTTTACCGTGGGGGTTACAATTGCCGCCATGCAGCCATTCCGTTCAAGTTAACCAAAAGCCAGCGGGAAAAATTAAACATGCCCGAGGAACAACAAAAAATTGAGGCAAAGGCCGAAAAGGGGAGCGCGGAAATTGGAACGCCGCGGGCGGTTCAGGATTTCAATAACTTGTTTGGGTTTCAAAGTTCAAAAACACCAAGGCAATTGAAAGGCATGCCAGGATTGCCCGAAATTTTGTTTGAGTATTCCGATAACGGCAAAATGAAAGAAATAACCCAAAGTTATTACAAAGAAAGTGATGGAATTGTGCGCCTGGGTTACAAGGGTACACGTTACGCAATGGGCAATGAGGCGGGCAAATTAAAGGTTGCCGTTCATGAATATGCGCACCGTACACATTACACCCTTAACAAAATTGTTGAACGCCGTGCAAATGGAACCTGGGTTTTTGATGTGGATGCAAAAACAAATGATTACTGGGAAAAAAGCGTTAAATTGTTTGAGGATAAATTGGATGATTTTAAGGCGGGCAAAAGGAAAACAATGCCCTCCTCATTGGTGTTTGATTACAAAGATAAATTCCCCCAGTTTACCCAAAAGGAGTTGGGCGAATTTGCGGGGGCGTATTCGGACACAATACAAGCGGTTAGCAAATGCCGTTTTGGTTCGGGGCATGATGTGAAATATATGCTGGATTACAACCAGGGGTTGGCCAAATGTGAATGGTTTGCGCATGCCTTTGAAAACTACTTTACTGGAAACCCCATTTTTCAATTGGAGTTTCCCGAGTTATACGAGTTAATGAATGAATATGTTTTTGAGGATATTATTAAACCCAACACACCAAAAAATTTATTGAAATAATGGCAACGGCAAAAACATTTGAAAAGGTTTACAATGAGTACATGTTGAAATTTCCAATGGGGCAAAACCCAGTAATGTGGTTTGAGGTTGTTGGCATGGAACCGTTGTTGGATTACATGAACCAGGCATTGGAGGAGGGTGAGCCATTAAGGTTTGAACAAATTGAACCCAGTGAACAAACCATTGTTTTGGATGGATACCGCGTTTTTATTGGTGACCGTGAAATTGATTGAAAATTGGTATATTTGTAAAAATTCACAACATGGAAAAAACACAATTTCGCCACGTTAAAACGGGCAAAGTAATTTGGGCAACCGCTCAATGGATTAAGTTAACCCAGGAAATGCGTGAAATGCATTTGTGGGAAAAAATGGATGGCCAGGCAATTGAGGCCAAATTGAAATTTGATGTGCCTGGTGTATTGCCAGCAATGGAGCCAGCGCATGAGGTGTTGGATGTTGAAATGCCGCAAATGGATGAGCCACAAACCGAAATGGAACAAACACCAAGTGCGGTTGAGTTTCAGGATGTAGTTGAGGAGCCAGTTGAGGAAATTGAGCCAAAGGCCAAAAAAAGCAAAAGCAACAAATAAAATAAAACCCCATGAGCAACGCGGAAAAATTATTGCGCAAAATTGGTTTAACCAATGAGCAAATTGAAAAACTAACAAAGGAGGATGCGCCCGAAACAATTGTTGAGGAAATTGCAACCTCATTTCAGCAAACCCAAAGGGAGGTTTTGCGAAACAATGCGGAATTTATACAACCAATTAAGGATGAAATAAGGGGCGCGGAGTTGAGCAAAATTGAACACAAATTGAAAAAAACCTTTAACCTGGGAGCCGAGGAAATAAAGGATAAAAAGTTTGATGAAATTATTGGCATTGCCCATGAAAAGGCAACCAAAGCCAGTGCCGTGGGTGCGGAGGAGTTGCAAAACAAACTGGTTGAAATGAGCAAAGAAAACAAACGTTTACTGGAGGAGGTTTTGCCAACAAAGGAAATGGAGGCCAAACAAACCATTGCCCAGTTCAAAAAGGAAACCGCATTGCAAAGCATTTTGGCAAAACGCCAATTGATTGTTTCAAGTGATGTTGTGATGCCAGCCGTGAAAACGTTTTTGGAAAGCAATTACAACATTGATTTGGATGAAAATGGGGATATTTTGGTGAAAACCAAACAAAATTTGAACCCATTAAACCAGGATGGAACAAAAATTGTTACATTTGAGGAAATTTTGGATGGGCATTTAACCAGTTTGGGAGTTGTAAAGCAAAGCAATGCAGCACCAGCGGGGAAAGCACCAGCACCAGGAACACCGCCAGCGGCAACACCGCCAGCGGCAACGCCAGGGGAAACAAAATTTAATTTGCCAGGGTTGCAAAAAGCGCAACAAAACGCCGAAAGTTTGGCGAAAATGCGCACATTTGGGCCAGGGCAATAATAAAAAAACACGGGCCGCGCGGGCCTCAAAACGCATTCCTGGGTTTTAGTGGAACCGAAAACCACAAAAACGGGGAGCCAAACCCAATTTGGAACATAAACACAATTTTTTTGTGCGCCTTGTTTCTTATTGGGTTTTGTGTTGAATACACCCCCCACAATTAAAAAAAAGTTTAACGCCTAAAAAATTAAAGAAATGGCATTTACAGTTGGATTGTGTCAGAAAATACAAACTGACCTAAACATGGTTGCGGGAATTAACGCCCCAGCCCTAAAACGTGACCGCGTTGGATATTTGGATGCATTGATGAGCCAGGAAAACCGCCAAGGTTTTGAGGCAATTCCAATTCCAACAAACGGCAAAAACCGAAAGGTTCAAATTAACTACATTCAACGCGGAGTGGATGCGGATGTTTTAACAACATGCACCGCCTCATGTGATACCGCAGTTGAACCAGCACCTTTTGAAACAATTGTTGATGTTCCCAATTGTTTGGAAACAAAAGGCATGTTGTTCAATGAAAGCGAAATGCGCAAATTGTGTGAAGCGGATGCGGTTTACGTTTCCAATGTTATCATGGCGCAAATGAACGCAATTAACGTGAAATTAGACAAATTACTTTTGGCGCAACAATTGGCCAATTTCGGTAAGTTCGAGGATGGCACGGCACAAAAAACCGTTCAATTGTTTGAAAACGTAAGCAACGCACCGCGTGCAATTGCAACGGCAAAAATTCGCCATGAGTATGATTTGACTGGAGCCAGCGGCGCGCCAATGTTAATTGGTGGCGGCCATTTGGATTTGTTTGCAAAAACGCAACAAATTGCATGCTGCAATTCAACCACGGGCACGGATTTGGCCCGCTGGACTGATTACATGTATTTCAATGACCGTTTTGTTGAGGGTGTAATTGGAGTGGATGAGTTCATTGTTTTGGCACCTGGAGCGGTTCAGTTGTTGACATGGAATAATTACGTTGGTGACTATGCAAAACGCAATGATGTGTTTGAGCATGGCACAATTACAGACCCATTCACGGGGTTAACGTATGATTTGAAAGTACATTACGATGATTGCGCGGATGCATGGAGCATTAAATTGTTCTTAAACTGGGGCGTGTTCTTTATTCCACAAGCCGCGTTTAAGGCAACGGATGATTTGTTTGGTGTTAATTACACATTTAACTGGAAAGACACCAGCACAATTGTGTAATAAATGAAATGAAGTTTAACCAATAAAAATTTGAAAAAATGGCACTATGTGTTACAGAATGCGCACCTGATTTGCCCGTAAGTTATACGGGCGGGTGCGGCGTTACCCTACGAAACGGGGGGATTTCCAAATTGGCATTCATAAAATGCGATTACGAGTTTACGGATATTGCAAGCCGTACCGAATGGGAGGCCGCAATTGCCAGCAAAAACGTTGTTTTAACGGGTTTGTTGGTTGGCCAAAAGCCAAAGGGTTCATTTACCAAAAAGCGCATTACAAGTTGTGGCCCCGAGGCAATTGTTGGCGGTGAAAAAACCGTTACATTCCAGGATTTCAACAGTGATGCAGCGGATTGCGCGGATGTGGATTTTTGGAATGCAATACAGTTGAATGCAACCAATTACCGTTTTGGTTATTACACATGTGATGGGTATTTTTATGGCCCAATTGACAATTTCCAGGTTGAAGTTGACCAAGTTATTGAAGATAATAACACGGGTTCAATTTTTTGGGATGGAACCATTACATGGAACGCCACGCAAGTTGAGTGCGGTGTTGCGGTTAATTTGGATGGCATTTAATACCATTCAAACCATGTTTGTAAAAAAACCCGTTCAAGTTATTTGAGCGGGTTTTTTTTTTACTTTTGAAAAAACAAATTTATGGCTGAAATTATTGCAAAAATTGATGAGGCGGGAAACACCGTTTTAATTGATGCGGAAACATTAACACCAATTGAGGCGTTAAGGGTTCAGGATGGAAACGTTGTTGAACCAAACACGGGTGAAACGGTGTTTGTTGTTTCCAGGGATGGGGAGTTTTTTGATGCCGAGGGGAACCCAGCACGTGTTTCATTTGACCCAAAAACGGGTGAAATTTTAATTAACGGCAAACCGTATGCACCAACCAAAACCCCAGGGGATAAAACCCCAACGGATGGCGGGGAAAAAACGCCAACGGATAATGGAGGAAATGGTTTTGTTACTGAAACCCAAATTGTGGGTAAAGCGCAACAACGCGTTGCCCAGGGTTCCAACATTCCGCAAACCATGGTTAATGCCAGGGGCCAACGTGTGGACATGCGCGGAGCAACCCAAAAAAGCATTGCAATAATTGGCCAGGGTTCAAAGGGTGGCGGTGCTGGTGTGGATTTTAAGAAACGCAAATAATAAACCCATGATATTACACGAAAAAAAATTAACGGTTGCGCCTGAAATGGTTGCGGATGCGGTTTTTTTCATGCATTCAAAAGTTTCTCCATTTGATGTGTTGGTTGTTGCCAGCAATGAGGGGGAATTTGAGGCCCTGGAAAAAACTGGAAAGGCAAAAAACAAGGTTTATTGCAAAAACGCCTGGGGCAAAATGGTTGCCAAAAACCAGGGAGTTGTTTTTGTTGTTACCACAAACCAAAAACGCCGCCCGTTAAACCCAACAATTGCCAATGCCTGGGAAACCGCCAAACAAAAATTTGGTGAGTTGAGTTTTGAATTGATGGAAATTAACGGTGAGCATGTTGTTTTTTTCATTGGAGCCAAAGCAAAAAAGGAAAAACAACCTGAAATTGCGGAGGAAACGGCCCAAATTTCAAACGAAACACCAGCGGAGGAGCAAAACCATGAGTAAACCATTCAAACAATTGGTAATTCATTGCACGGCAACCAGGGAGGGCGTGGATATTTCAGCCGCAACCATAAAAAGTTGGCACACCTCACCCAAACCAAAAGGGAGGGGTTGGCGCGTTGTGGGTTATTCCGATTTGATTTTATTGAATGGAGCCAGGCACAAATTTGTTCAGCATAACGGTGACCAGTTCATTGATGCCAGCGAAATAACCAACGGCGTGGCGGGTCAAAATTCCGTTTCCAGGCATGTTTGTTATGTTGGTGGCGTGGATAAAAACGTTAAAGCAAAAAACACATTAACGGAGGCCCAGGCCGAAACGTTAAAACAAATAATTTTTGAGGTGTTGAAATATGCCCCCAATGTTGTAATTGGAGGGCATAACCAATTTGATAATAAAGCGTGCCCCAGTTTTTGGGTGCCAACGTTTTTGCGTTCAATTGGAGTTGAGGAAAAAAACATTTATACAAAAGACCCATTTGGATATGGCAAACTGTTTTGAAAATTTTATTGGGTTGCGTTGCGTTTCGCAAACGCCCCCCGTTTCGGGCCTTTACATTGATGATTTGGAGGGGTTAAATTTACGATTTGCGGCCAACACCGCGGATGTAAATTACATTTCAGGCGTTCAATTCATTGAGCGCAAAATTGCCTTTGCAACGCAATTGGTATTAAATGACATTGCCAAATTTGCGGCCCCATTTTTTCGCCTCAATTCAGTTGTGAGCGAAATGCGCGCTGGTGAATTTACCACAACCGTTGTGGCCCCCGAGGCATTGAATAAAGGTTTGCGAATTGAAACCAGGGAAAGCCGCATGTTGCGCATACGGGTGCCCAAAATTCAGGTGAAAATAATGGAGGCCAATTTGCTGCATGCCATTACAATTGTGGATGGATTGAAAACAACGGTTTACCCATTTACAACGGATGCAAACGGTGAGGCAACCATTTACCCAAATTATTTGAGTGAAACGGATTTGCTTTACATTGTGATGGATAACACCGCAATAAACCCAAATGAAACGGAGGTGAAAGGCGGTTGTAAATGTTTCAGCAAAAAAACGGAGTTTTTAGTTGCCAACGGTTGGAATGGTTCCAGCGTTGCCAGCACCAGTTTTGGAATTTCAGCGGATGTTTTAGCCGAGTGCGCGCAAACTGAATTGGCATGTATATTGGCCAATGAGTTGAGGTTTGCGGTTTTATACCGTGCGGGGTTGGAAATAATAAAGGAGGCCAAAACAACGGGCCGCCTCAATTCCGTAACGTTACTGGATGAGGAAAAAATTGATTTCCTTTTGGCTGAATTTGAAAAGCGTTACAATGCGGAAATGGAAAACACCGTTAAAACATTGCCCGTTTTGTTCAGCCGCCTTGATGATGTTTGTGTGGTATGCGCACAAAGCCGTTATGTTTTTGGAACCCCTTAAATTTTACAAATATGAAAGGATGTAATTGCGGAAACAAACCGCGCCCACGGCCACAAAGCCGCCCACGCCGTTAAACCTTAATTAAACCGCCATGAAAAATGTTTGGAGCCATACCCATGCCAGCAATGAAATGATGGAAATAATAACCTCAATTTGTTCATTGAAATTGAAAGCACAAATTTTATTTGTTACCCTCATGGGTGGTTTCAGCATGGGGGCATTCACTGGTTTGGTGGGTGACTGGATTTTTGAACCCGCGGAAAGTTTTTTTGCCCTCATTGGCCTTATTGCGTGTGACCATGCAACGGGTGTTTGGTTGGCATTAAAACACAACCGATTTGAAACCAGGAAAGCATTGCGCATTTTTTGGACATTGTTAAGCCACACGGGTTTGTTGTTATTTGCAACCAACCTTTCCAAAGGTTCCAGCGCATTGTTTTGGTTAAATGAGGGGGTGTTTGTTCCCCTGGTTTTGGTAAACCTCATTTCACTGGTTAAAAATTTGGCATTGTTGGGTTTCATTAAAAACGATTTTGCACGGTTTTTTTACAAAAAAATTGATGCATACAAAAACCAATTCATTGAAAAGGATGAAATTAAAAACAATGATAATGCTGGGCCTGGTGGCCATGGTGTTGAGTGAGGGTTGCATTACCAGTGAAAAATGCGCTGCACGTTACCCATGCCCCGAATTGGTGGCCAGGGAAACCATAACGCGCATAAAGGACACGGTAATTGTTACCAAAACCCTTTCATTTGATACCCTGGTGCGTGTGAGTTCCAGGGATACAATTTTTTTGAGGGATTTGAAAACCCGCATTGAAACAAAAATTGTGCGCATGCCTGGGGACACATTTTTTGTGCAAACAAAATGCCCGCCTGATACGGTAAGGGTTGAAAAAATAATACAAACCACAACCGCCAACACCCAGGAAATTGAAAAAAAAGCCAATTGGCAAGCGTTATTGTGGGGAGTTTTGGCCGTTGTGGCCTTGTTTGGTTTGGGTTATTTGTTCAATTCAATAAAGGCCAAAAAGTAATGGAGGATATAAACAAGGTTTTGGGCCGCATAAATTTGCTGGGCCAAATAATTAGCCAAAGCACGCCCCGTTATTTGTTATTGGGCGGCAAATTACTGGAGGGCGAAATGAAACAACGTATTTTCAACCAGGGCCTCAATTCAAAGGCAACCAAAATTGGAAAGTACAAAGCCAAACAGTGGGAAAAAAAGCGTGCCGAAACGGGCCGCCAAACGGATTACGTGGATTTGGAATACACGGGCCAGTTGCGCAATTCAATGCAAGTTGTAAAAACTGGAAAGGATGAGGTTGTTTTGGCCATTGTAACGGATTTGGATTACAAAAAGGCCAAAGGCAATGAGGAACGCCGAAAGGAAACCATTTTTTTGCCAACGGATGAGGAGCGGGCCAGTGTTGAGGCGTACATTTCGGATTTGATTGTTGAGGATTTCACCAAAAATTTTTTGAGTTTATGAATACATACATTGATATTATTGGAAACAACATTTTGAAACGCATGCCTGAAATGAAACGCGGCGTTTGGTTGGCGTTTTTGGATAAAAACGGGCGGGTGTTGCATAAACAACCAGGCCAAAATGAATACGCATTTGCGGGCATTGAGGATTTGGATGATGCATATTTTTACATAAGGTTCAGAGATGAGGGCCAGGTTTCACATTCCGAAACCCCAAACGCCAAAAAATTTGCCAGCATGCAACAATTTTTCCGTGCGCGTTATGAATTGCGTGTTGTTGCCGTTTTGCGAAATGCGGAGCCGCAATGTTTGGAGGAAAAATTGAGGGCCGCAATTTTAACGGCCAGTTTGCCCCAAACCGCAACGCATGCCAACCCAACGGTTGAACCCGTTACCAGTTATTTGAATGCAATGAATGTATTGCGAAAGGAAACACCAGGTGAAAAGGAAAGGCCGTTTGATGTTAACATGAGTTTTGTGGCCCTGGATTTTGATTTGGTTGTGGATGTGGATGTTAATTTGCCAGTGTTTTGTGAGGCCCCATGTACTGGTTCAGCATGTTAAAACGCGCATGGAAATGGGCCCTGGAGGTTTTCAACCAGGTTGAGGCCATACAAAACAAAATGCCGTTTGGAAAATTTTGAGTAAATTTGAAAAAACATTGAAAACATGAATTGCGGTTGCATAAAAAATTTGGGGTGTTACGCACCTAACATGCCAATTGAGTTTGGAATAAACGCCCCATGCGCTGGGGATTACACATTTGAGGTGTTCACCAACACGGGAGCATTCACAACGGTTGTTTTGCCATTTGAGGAGGGCGCGCCATTGGTGTTGCCGTTTACATTTAGCGAAACGGGGGAAACCCTTATTAAAATTCAGGTGCCTGAATGTGCGGCGGTTCCTGGATGGCATTATTTCACAACCCAGGATGGCGCATGTACATGGGCCGTGAATGGAGTTTTGCCAGTTTGTTCATAACCATAAAAAACAACATACCATGAAAAAAACAACAATTGATAACATTTTTTTTGTTTTCATTGGCTGCATTTTAGGTGCGGCATTTATGCAATTTTTGAACGCGGCAAATGAATTGGGGCCCGTGTTTTGGCTGGGAGGCCTGGGGTTCATTGGAGGCCTTTGCACATTTTTTTTGGATTTTCTCATTTCACCAGGCAACATTTTTGGCTGGTGGGATACCAGGGTTTTGGCCTGGTTCAATAAACCAAAAAACCCGTTGCGCCTTTTATACAAACCCCTGGGCGGTTGCCTTTATTGCATGAATGTTTGGGTTGTGTTTGCGTTGTTTTTAATGACCTGGAGCACACACAATTTGGCGTTGTGGTATATGTTCCCCATTGGAGCCATTGCACACACGGTGCTCAATTTAACGGATAAACATTTGAACGGTTAAAGGTGTTTTTGTACCTTTGAAACGTTCATTATCTTAAAGGTTTTTGTTTGACTAACAAAGGAGGCCGCCAACGGGGGGCCTTTTTTGTGCACACAACCAACAAAAGAAATAAAAAAAAATTTCAAAAAAATTTGTTGGAATTAAAATTTGTTGTATTATTGCCCCATGAACAAAAACACAAACACAATGGAAAACATGACTGGAGCCCAAAAAGTAATTTTCAAAGCAACCGTAAAATTTCACATGCAACACGGATTGAGTGAGCAAATGGCCATTCAAAAAGGCATGGAAAAAATTGCCCAAATGAAACGCATGAGCGTACAAATGAAAAAAGAAAATTTTTGTTATTAAACAACAACCAGGGCGGGGGAAACCCCGCCCATAAAAACCAAAGCCATGACAATTAAATTAGAAAACGGAGCCAAAGTAAAAGTGAAAAACAAGCGCATTGCGTTTGGCCAGGTGAGTTTTGTTTTGACCATTACACACGCCAATGGTTATTGCATTGAAAACATAAATGAAAGTTACCCAATTGGGTATTTCAATACAGTTGAGGAGTTTGTAAAAAGTAAGTATTAAAAAAAACCAAAGCCATGAGCACATTGAAAAAAATTAGCAGTTACACAACCCAGGGAACCCAATTTTATGGAAACATTGCCCAAATGGATTTCAACCGCTGGGGAAAAATTGAAATTGTTTTTTACATTGGAAAAAAAACCATTGGTGTTGAGGTTGCTGGGTTGGTGAGCCAACGCATGTTTCAAATTAAGCCAGCCAATGAAAAGGAAAAAAAAGCCAACCAGGAATGGATTGAGCGTTATGTTTTGCCATGCCACAATTCACGTGAATTGTTGTGTGCGTTGTTGGATGAAATAATTGAACAAAATAATGTTGAAAAAACATTGAACAAAATTTGTTTGAATAATTGAAACGCATTAACATTGTAAAAATTAAAAACCCATAAAAAATGAACACAATTTATTTTAGAACACAAAGCGCATTTGCTGAACGTTTGGAGGAAATGCAAAATGAACCAGGCACAACAACCGTTGTGGGTTCAGTACAATGCCCAGGCGGTGAAACGCACGGTGCCCATGTATTCAACAACGGCAATTTGGTTGCCATTTTGGTATTGGATGAGGCGGCATATTTCAGCGCACCAATAATGGAGCGCGGTGAGCCAACGCCAACCGAAAAGGAGGCCGCATTGGAGCAATTGCGCGCCTGGTTATTTGATAACCGCATGCGTTGCATTGGTAACAACATGGAGGCCAAAACCGAAATTTGGGCCACAACAAACAATGAGTTGTTGTTGCTGGAGGATACGGGCGAAAATTTCCGTTTGTGGCGTTCCATTCCTTTCATGGATTTGGATACGGCCATGGAGGCCCTGGAGGCGCATTTTGAGTTTAACACAATGCATTTTTGAGTTATGGTTGCCAAATACATTATTTTTCAAGTTAACACCGTGGGGCATGTTTCATTTCATGCCCTGGTGTTCAGCCAATTTTTGAAACATTCCCAAATGGCCAACCCGCAAATTGGTGTTCCAGTGAGCGCGGGTTTGTGTACAATTGAGGGCGGTTTTGATAAGGATGTAAAGGTTTCCGTTCATGGGGTTGCGCATTCCCTGAATTTGGAAAGCCAGTTAAAGGATGCGCATATTATTCACCAACAAATTATTGGAGCATGAGCATAAAAAAGCAAAGCGGCCAGGTTTCCCCAGCCGCCTCACCCATGGTTTACCAACCTGAATTGGTAAACAACAACAACGTTGGCGAATTTACAACAACATTTGCGCATTTCATTGGTATTTTCCAGGACTGGGAAATTAAATTTTTAAGCGTTCAATTCAAAAAACACATTGCGCATTTTCCCCAGGTTAAACAACCGTTCAAGGTTAACCATTTGCCCGAAATGGAAACGGGTATTGTGTTGGCCTTATTACATGCCGTTGGAACCGTTCCAGGTGTTCCCGTGGGGGATTTGGGAACCACGGCGGCCAGTTGTATGCATTCCAAATTGATGCAAGCCGTTAAAGGCGAATAAAAACAAACCGTTCCAGGTGTTAATGCCCGCGCACCTGGAGCGTTAAAAATTGCGGGTTCAATTTCAAAATTTACAAACATGGAAAATTTTTTGGAGGTTATTAACCAGGAAACAAGTTTAACAAAGGCACGCGTTCAACATTACGCCAATGCGCTCATTGCAATAAATGAGGAGGGGCATGTTGACACGTTAACCGCATTGGCCAGGGTTGAGTTCATGAGCCAGGTTATTGATGCCGTGAAAAGCAAATTGCGCGAAAATGCAACGGATGAAATGTATTTGCACAATGAGGCCAAAACGGGAATTGTGCGCCTGGGCGTTACGTTTAAGCATAAGGAAACGGGGGTGCGTTACGATTTCAGCAACACGCCAAAATGGGTTGAGGTTAAGCAAATGGAGGATGAGGTTGCGGAGCAACGCAAAACCCTGGAAAACCAGTTGAAAACATTGAGCAAAGCAACAACCATTTTGGATGAGGAAACGGGCGAATTGAACCAATTGGTGCCGCCAATTAAAACCTCAAAAACCAGTGTTGAAATAACGTTGCCCAAATAACTTTCAACAAATTTTGTTTGAAAGAAAAACAACCTATATTTGCAAAAACCTTTAATGTTATGAACGAAATACAAAAAAACCAGGTTCACACAATTGATGTGGAAAAATTAAAAACCTACCTTAATGCAATGGGTATGGCAAACAACCTTTCCAATGGGGAATTTCAGCAATTTGTTGAAATTGCCCAGGGTTTTGGGTTGAACCCGTTTAAGCGTGAAATTTACGCGAATAAGTACGGCAACCAGTTCAGTGTAATTGTGGGTTATGAAACCTACATTAAGCGTGCGGAGCGCACTGGAAAATTGAGCGGTTGGCATGTTACCACGGATGGCACGGTTGACAAACAACAACCAGGCAATTCAACATTGCGTGCACAAATAACAATTCACCGCCGCGATTTTCAACACCCATTTATTCATGAGGTTTTATTTGCGGAGTATTTTGGAACAACCAGGGATGGGCAATTGAATAAATTTTGGAGGGAAAAACCCGTTACAATGATTAAAAAGGTTGCAATGGCCCAGGGGTTCAGGTTGTGTTTCAGTGATGAGTTGGGAGGCATGCCATACACCGCGGAGGAGTTGAATGCAATGGAGCAACCAGCGGAGGCGGCGGTTATTGTTGAGGAACCAAAAACAGTAAAGCGTGCAGCCAAACCAAAAGCGGAAACCATTATTGAGGTTAAACCCCAGCCAACAACATTAAAGGAGGAAATAACAAATGTTGTTGAGGCCCTGGATGAGGTTAAAGCGGTTCAAACAATTGATGAGTTGAAAGCGGTTTGGACAAAATTCGAGTATTTGCACGGCAACCCCGATTTCAAAAAGTTGGTAAACAAACGCAAAGCGGAATTGAGCGAAACGCCAAAGCCAATTATTTTAACCCCTGAACGTGACCCAAATGAGGAAATGAGTTTGGAGGAAATGTTGGCCAAAATTGAGGCATGTGAAACCGCGGAGTGCGTTGTTGAATTATTGGCAAATGAAACCCGCCCCGAGGTTTTGGATGCTGGGATGAACAAATGCCAGGCGTTGGGCAAATTTGATGATGTGGAATAATTAAAAACCAAATTCCTGGGCGGTTCATTGCCGCCTGGGAGTTTTAACATTTAACAAAATGGCAAAAAGTGTAAAAAGTATTTTTGAAAAGGTGAAAACCAAATGCGGAACGGTGAAACGTTTTTGCACATTGAGCGGGTTGAATTATTACACCGTGACCAATGCATTGAACAACCGTTTGTGTGAAACCAAAACCAGTTGGATTTTGGAGCAAATTGAATTGGAGTTGGGCAAATTGCAGCCCGTGCAATGCCTGGAATGTATTAACACAAAGGAGCGTGAAAAGGTGCGCATTGCGTTGGTAACGCGTTGGAAAACCATGAAAAGTTTTTGTGAGGCGCACCCAGGGTTTTCACAAACATTTGTGCACAACGTTATTGCTGGGAAACGCAAAGAAAAGGATGGGCGTTACCTAAATTTGTGCAAAGCGTTAAACCTGAAACAACAACAACAATGAAAAAAAACGCCAGTGAGCGGGCACCCGCATTTTTATTTTTTCCAGGTGACTGGTTAAATGACCCAGGTTTGCGGATGTGTTCATACGAAACAAAAGGCGTTTGGATTGATTTGTTGTGTATCATGTTCATGAGTAATGAACCAGGTGTTTTGAAAATTGGGGATGAGGTTTTGGATGCAAAAGGAGTTCAAAAGTTGGCTAAAATTGCGCCCAAAAAGTTCAAAAAAGTTTGGGATGAATTGCAAAAATTTGGAGTGTTAAAATGCGATGAAAACGGGCGTTTTTATTCCAAACGCATGGTTAATGAGGAGGCGTTGCGCCAAGTGCGGCGGGAGGTTGGGAGGTTGGGAGGCAACCCAAACCTGAAAAAAGCCCATGCCAATTTGGTTAACCAAAACACCAACCAAAGCGGGAACCAAAACCCAACCCTTTCACATTCACATTCATTTTCACATTCAAATAAAGAAAATAACAGTGTTATTTTGCCCATTGGTGAGGTTGAGGAAAAATGTGTTGGTGTTACCGTATTGCACCCCGTGTTGGTTCATATTCAAAAAAATTTGGTTCAGGTTTCAAAGTTAACAAAACCGCTCACAAATGAGGAGGCGCAAAAACTGGTTGAGGAATTTGGCCAGGCCCAGGTTTTGGAGGTTTTGGAGGCAATGGATAATTTCAAACCCTTATTAAAAAAATACGTTTCAGTGTATCAAACAACAAAAAATTGGTTAAATTTAAGACATGGAAAACAACAACAACAAAACGGAATTGGCAACCAGGGAAAGGGTGCCAAACCAAATTGGGATAATGAAATTTCAAAGTTTTAAGGGCCGCGAAATTGCGGAGGCCGCATTGTGTGATACCTCAATTGGCAACCTGAATGGCGAAATGGAACCCATTAAACAAAGTTTGCGTTATATTTTTGCCCTCATTGGATTAAAGGCCGAAAATTTACCCAGCGAATTGCAAAAGGCGGTTTTGCTGGAGTTCATACAAACGGACTTAAAACAATACACCCCCGAGGAGTTAAAATTGGCATTCCGCATGGCCATTGCTGGTGAGTTGAGCATTGATGTGACCCATTACCAAAATTTCAATGCGTTGTATTTGAGCGCGGTGATGAAAGCATACAATGAAAAACGCGGGTTTGCATTGCTGGAGTTCCAGCGCAACCAAAAGGCCCTGGAGCCGCCAAAGGAAAAAACCGCCGCGGAATTGAAACAAGCGTTTTGGGATTACGTGTTTGACTGTATTGTTGAACCGTTTGAAAAATACGCCCAGGGAGGCCCCCAGGTTCAAATTTTGTTTGTTGAGCACATGTTTGATGTGCTGGAAAAACAATTGGGCGTTTTAAGCATTCCAAATGAGGAAAAATTGAAAATTTTGGAGCGTGCCAGGAATTACACCAGGGAGGAAATAAAAAGCGAAAGCCAAACCAGTTTGGAGCGTTACAAAAAATTGAAAAGCATGCGCCAATTATTGGAACAAAGCGAAACCCCAAACCCTGAATTTGAGGAACGCGCAAAACGCAACGCCAAAAAGTTGGCAATAAATGAGTTTTTTGAACGCATGAAAAATGAGCAATTCAATTTCAGGGCGCAAGTTGAGGCAATAATGCAAAACCAATATGAATAATAAAAAAAACAGTTATGAGTGAACAATTAAATGCCATGAGCAGCATTGTTTTCCTTTTGCAAAGGGAATACGTGCGGGAATGTAAGTTGGAACCCGCATTGGATGAAAACGGGGAACCAAAAGTTGCCGAAAACGGGGAACCAATTGAAAGGGCGGTGCACCCCAATGGGCACACATTCCAAACCTGGTTGAAATTCAACCGCCTGGTTACGGAAACGCCCCAAATAATTCAACCAACAACGCCAAAATTGGAGTTGCTGAAATAATAAAAACCAAAGTAAAATGAACAAATTTATTTTCACGGGCCGTTTGGGCCAGGATGCGGAAAGCCGCCAATTGCAAAACACAACCGCCGCAAGTTATTCCGTGGCCATTACTGAAAAATTCACCAAAAACGGTGAAAAGGTTGAAAAAACAACCTGGGTGAAATGTACCAGTTTTGGAAAGGGTGCGGAATTTGCCGCCAATTATTTGAAAAAAGGCATGAAAGTAATGGTTGAGGGAAAGTTGGAAATTCAAAAATGGAGTGATGCCAACGGAGTTGCCAGGGAAAGCATTGCGGTAATTGCGGAAAACATTGAAATTTTGGAAAGCAACAAACCCAATGAGGGCCAGGAAAACGGAAATTGGAACCAACCAGCACCAGCCGCCGCAAAAGCGGAGCCAGTTGCCAGTGAGGGGGATGATTTGCCGTTTTAACAAAAAAATGTTGAAAATGTTTTGAGTGTAAAATGCGGGCAAATGAACCCAGTGCGCTAAATTCGCCCGCATACATTCAAACAAAAAAATGAACAAAATGGAAAAATTAAATTTTTGGGAAAAAATGGCCATGTTGTGGGTGTTACCCATTGCCGTTGCCCTGGTTATTGTGATAACCGCATTGAGTGCCGCCATTTGGTTGGCAAAGGTTGTTTTGGTTTACAGTGGAACCGCTGGAGCATTGGGATGGATTGTTGGCCAAATTGAGGCCCGTTACAAAGCCAGCAAATGGGCCAGGTTAAAAAAGGAGGATGCGCAATTGGCTGAATTTGAAAGGAGGTTTAACCCATGAACATTTTTAAGCGTAAAAACCCAAACGCGGGTGCCCAGTTGGAATTTGTTGAAAGGCAAATTAACCAGGTGCAAAGCCAAATTGCAACCCTGAACCGCATTTTAACCAAATGGCAAAAGCAAAAGGAGGATTTGGTTAACCAAATGCAAAACCAATAAAAACCCATAAAACAACAACAACCATGTTAAAAACATTTGAAGATTTCACCGTTGAGTTAAACGGGGATGAGGAAAAATTTGTTGGCATTATTGCCAAACGTTTTGAAATGAAACGCGGAAAGGAAAACATTGTTACCGCGGAGCAAATTATTGAGGGCCTTGCGACACATTACGGTGTGAGGTTTAAGGAAAGCCGCGTGCGCAAAATGATACAGTTCATAAGGTTGAACAACCTGGTGCCAGGTTTGGTTGCCAATTCCAAAGGGTATTTTGTAACTGAAACCCCCCAGGAATTGGAGGACTGGATTGAAAGTTTGAGGAGCCGTGAAAATGCAATTAGGCACATAAGGGAAACCGCGGAAAAACAATTGCAATTGTTCCGCATTGGCCGTGCAGCCGAGGGGCAAACCAGTTTGAATTTTTAATATATTTGTAAAACCATGAACCGAGGAATAAAACGCCATGTTGCCCAGCAACAAATGAAAATAAGCCAGGAATTGAATGCCCTGGTGCGGAATTTCATGCAATACGTTGGGGATGATTTGCCAAACCCTGAATTGAGGGGCAATTTGTTAACCAATAAATTCAACATGGTTTGGGTTGAGTATTGTAAGCACTGGGGGCGAATAAACAAACGCGCCCTGGTTGAACCACACCCAAAGGCATTTTTGAACACGGTTTGCGGTATGGAAACCCAGGAACCTGAAATTGCGCAAACAACAACAACAACGGAACACGCACATGTTCAAATAAATGCGCAAAATGAAAACGAACCAAACGGGCCAGGCCAGGCCGAAAACGGCAAAGAAACCAGCAAAGCAACCAGCAAAAAAAACCGTTCCAAAAAAGGATAAGGTTGAGGAGCGAATTGCAAAGGCCAACGCCATTTGCGAATTGTACGAAAGCGGCAACGTGACCATTGAAAGTTGTTGTAAGGAACATGGCATTGCCGTGCGTACATTTTGGAATTGGGCCAATGAAAATGCCGAAATTTCCGCGCGATATAAAAAAGCAAAGGAACAACACGGCAAAGTTGGAAAGGAGGGGTTGAGAGAAAAGGCGTTGGATGGCCTGGGGCGTTTGCTCATGGGTTACTGGGTTGAGGAAACTGAAACAATGGTGCGAAAGGGAGCCATGGCGTGCACTGAAACCAAAACCAAAAAACGGTTTATTGGGCCAAATGCAACCGCGGTTATTTTCGCATTAAAAACAATTGACCCAGCAAACTGGGGGGAAACAAACCAATTTGAAACAAGCGGTGAAACCCAGGTTTTCAAAATTGGGGAACAAATAATTACATTCACATGAATACAATAAACATGCCCCAGGAGGAGTTTGATGAGTTTGTAAATGAGTTTTTGGAACAACATGGCGGTGTTGAAAATGCCATTAAAATTGCCGTTCAAAACATTGAAAAAACAAGTTCAGGCATTCAGTTCAAAAACGGCAACACCCTGGAGGGTTATTTGGCACAACCTCAATTTTGGGTTGAGGTGCTGGATGAGTTGTATTACCGTATTTCAATGAATTAAACAAAACAAAAAACATGAGCGAAAGCAACAACACAACAACCGTGGAAATGAGTGAAACGGAAATTAACATGCTAATTGAAAACCTCATTGAGGATTTGGGAACCGTTCCAAAAGCATTTGCATGGGTAAACCGAAAGGTTGCGGAAATAAAACATGAATTGTTGAGCCGTGGGGAACAAACGGAACGGCAAAACCTGAAAACCTGGGAAAGCGTTTACAATTACTTTGAACGCAATTACCGTTCATACATGGCAATAAACCGTTATACCAGGAAATGAGCATTGTGGCGTTTGAACCGCACGCCAAACAAAAGGAGTTCATTGAGGCCGTTTTTTCGGGAAAATATGAATGCCTTTTATTTGGAGGAGCCGCGGGCGGGGGCAAAAGTTATGTTGCATTGGCAACCCTTATTTTGTTGGCCAGGGTTTACCCAGGGAGCAAAAGCCATGTTGTGAGGGAAAGCGTGCCAACATTAAAGCGCACAACCATGCCCACGTTTTTCAAGTTGTGCCCCAAAAGTTTCATTAAAAGTTTTAACCATACTGACCGCGTGGTTACGTTTACCAACGGGAGTGAATTGCATTTTTTCGCTGAAAATTACGTGCAAGACAAAAACCTCACACGGTTTGATGGACTGGAAACCAATTTTTTCCTCATTGAGGAGGCCCAGGAATGCCAGGAAAAAACATTTGAAAAGTGCAAATTGAGGGTTGGCCGCCATGTGTTTAAGGATGCCAGCAAACAACCGCCCAGGATTATTTTGTTGACTTGCAACCCCAGCCAAAATTTCACCAAAACAAAGTTCCATGAACCAGCATTGAACGGCACATTGCGCAAAGATTATTTTTACATGCGCGCGCTCATGCAAGATAACCCCAATTTGCCGCCCGAGTACATGGCCGCAATGGAAAACCTGGATGAGTTAACCAAAGCCGTGTTTGTAAACGGTGACTGGGATGTTATGGCCGTGGAACGCCCGTTTGCTTATGCGTTCAATAAAATGAAAACGGTGAGGGCTGGATTAAAGGAAAACCCCAATGAGCCCATTTTGTTGAGTTTTGATTTTAACGTTGACCCCATTACATGTGTGGCGGGCCAAAGTTGGGGGAATACAATACACATTTTGCGTGAGTTCAGGTTGCGCAATTCGGACATTTACAACCTTTGTGAGGCCATTAAAGTTGCATTTGGGGAACGGTTTTTTATTGTAACGGGGGATGCCAGCGGGGGCAACCGTTCAGCCATGACAAAGGGCGCGTTGAATTTTTACCAAATAATAAAGGAGGAGTTGGGTTTGCCGAAAAGCGCATTTAAGGTTCCCAGCGTTAACCCCTCAATTAAAAATTCACGGGTGTTGTGCAATTCCATGCTGGAAAAACACCCTGGGTTGTTCATTGATGCCAGTTGCCAGTTTTTAATTCATGATTTGCAAACGGTTGAAACAACCGCCACGGGGGATATTGAGAAAACAAAGAACGCCCAGGCAACACACCTTTTGGATTGTTTCCGTTATTACCTTTTTACGTTTCACCATGATTTCATAAAATACCAACGTTAAATTTCTTATTTTTGGCATGAGTAAAAAACAATTTGAACCATGCCAACAAAATTAGAACGTTGCGTTAAGGATGTAATGGCCCAGGGCAAAGCCAAAGGGGCGGCATTTGCCATTTGTAATGCCTCAATAAACCAGGCGAAAAAAGCAAACCCAAAACCCAAAAAATAATGTTTTTCAAACGTAAACAACAACAAACAGTTGAGCCAGTGCAAATTGTTACTGGTTCAAAAATTCCGCTGAATTTGGTTTTTACTGAACAAAGCGGTGTTAAATGGTATGAATACCAAAACCCCATGCAAATGCCAGCACGCCGCGCAATTGCCGCGGAGGTGGCCACGCGGTTTGCTCAAATGAATGTTACAAAGGATGTGTTGGTTGAATTTATTACCAACATGGAGCAAAAGGCCAACAGTGGAAACATTGTTGAGTTGTTCCATTTGTTAACGGAGTTGAAATTTCGCCTGGATTACATTGGTGAGGAGCAAACAATGCTGGATTTGGCAACGTGTTACTTTGTCCTGGAGGGTGAGGATGAGGGGGATTTTTCCGAAATTTGGAAACAAAAGAAAATGGAAAGGTTGCGCGCAAATGGGGAGTTAAAGGATTTTTTTGTTTCAAGGGCGTTTCAATTAACAACAAATTATTCGGAATTATCAAACACAGATATTCACGATTATTTGAAACGAAACGCCCAGGCAAACCAAAGGTTTATGAACCTTTTGCGGCGGTTGAAATTGGAAAATACATTGATGAGTTGAATTACACAAACCAGTTAATTTGTGAAAACCGCGTTACGGAAATGAAAGCAATGGAGGCGTTAAGTGTGGATGAGTATTACCAAACATTGAGCACATTTTTCCGCATTGCGGATGAACGAAATGAAGCACTGGAAAAAATGAAATAAACAGTTAAAACACATTGAGCCATGGCGGATGTTAAAAATGTTTTGTTCCGCATTCAAGCGGACACCGCGCAATTGCGCAAGGAATTGGATGCCATTAAAACGGGCATGGGTTCAGTTGGAACGGCCACAAAGCAAGTTGAGGCCCAAGTTGGCGGGTTGAAAAAAACATTGGCTGGAGCCGCCGCCGCATTTGGGGGAATTTCGATTGCGGCCAGTGCCCTGGATTTTGGAAAGGGTGCCATTCAGGCCGTTGCGGATTACGAAACGGTGCAAATTTCCCTGGAAACATTTTTGGGTTCAGCCGAAAAGGCAAAGGAGGTTTTTGCGGATTTGGAAAAATTCAGCATTGAAACACCGTTTACACCCGCCCAGGTTAATAACGCGGCAAAGGCATTGTTGGCATTTGGTGAACCAGTTGACCAGTTACAAACCAAATTGCGCCAAATTGGGGATGTTTCAGCCGCCACGGGAAAGGATTTTAATGAGTTGGCCACAATTTACGGAAAGGCCAGGGTTCAGGGCACATTGTATGCGGAGGACATTAACCAGTTAACGGAGGCGGGCGTGCCCATTATTGCCAAATTCGCGGAACAATTGGGTGTGAGTGAAAACCAGGTTAAAAAACTGGGTTCAGAGGGCAAAATTTCATTTCAAGTTTTTGAAAAGGCGTTTGAGCAATTAACCGCCAAAGGTGCGGAAAACAGTTTTTTTGGGTTAACCGAAAAGTTGGCCCAGTCAACCGCGGGCCGTTTGAGCACCCTGGAGGGTAATTTTGACCAATTGAAACGTGCCGTTGGTGAGGGTTTGTTGCCAATTTTTGAGTTGTTAGTGGATGGGGCCAATGCGGTAATTGCTGGTTTTCAAAAGTTGCCGCAATTCATTGAGGAAAACCGCCGCACATTGTTGTTGTTGGCTGGAGTGGTTGCGTTTTACATTGGCCAGCGCAAAGCCGCATTGCAAGCGGAAATAATTTATGAAGCCCGTTTTCGCCTTTTGTTGGTGCGTGAACAATTGGGTTTGGCATTAACCAAAGCAAAGGCATTTTTTACACGTGCAGCCGCCACGGCAACCAATGTTTTAACTGGGGCAACCAGTGCCCAGGCCGTTGCAACCAGTGCCGCAACCGCCGCAACCCGCACATTCAACACCGTGCTCAAAAGCAACCCCATTGGCCTCATTGTTGGTTTGTTAACCACGGCATTGGCGTTGTTCAGTGATTACATTTTTGGGGTTGAGGATGCAGCCGCGGAAACCAAACAATTGAACCTGGAGCAACAAGCGTTGGCGGATTTTACGGATTTGACCGCGCAAAAAATGAGTGAGGAAAAGGCGGAATTGGATGCCTTGTTTGGAGCATTGCGCAAAACAAATGCTGGGAGTGCGGAGCGTTCCAAATTGATTACTGAAATAAATGGAAAGTATGGAACCACGTTAAAAAACCTTTCCGATGAGAAAAAATTTGTTGAGCAATTGGATGTTGCTTATGCAAACCTGGTTCAGCAAATTAAAGCAAAGGCCGCCGCGGAGGCGGGTGAGGAGGTTATTAAAAATGTTGTAAAGCAACAAATAAGGGCCCAGGCGTTTGTTGAAAATTCAATAAATGATTTGGCCAAATATGCGGTTGAAAACCCATTGGTGTTGAGCACCAATTTGAACGCATTGAGCGGGGAGGTTAAAAAGGCCGCGGAAATTTACCAGGGATTAAGTGCGGAACAAAAAAAGGCCGTGGATGCATTGGTTGTTGAAACCATAAATGCAAACGAAAAATTGGCGGTTGAGGGTGAGCGTTTGGCAACCAGGGGGGAAACCCTTTACAACCAACAAAGCGCGGCAATAAAGGATTACCGTGACCAAACGGAGGGTGCCAATGGCGCATTGAATAACTTGCAACAAACCCAGGATGAGGTTTACAGTCAGTTTGAAAGTAACAACCCATTTTTGCAATTAAATGAGGAGGAAAACAAAAAAATTGAGGAGTTTGGAGGCGGTGCATTTCGTTTTTTCCTGAACCAAAGCGTGCAAGCGGATAACGCCATTAACCAGGTGCGCAGCAGCGTGGAAAAATTCACCAAAACGGGCCCGCCATTAAAGGTGCAAGTTGACCAAAAGGAATTGCAAAAGGCCCAAAATGCAATTGAAAAATTGCGGTTGAGTTTAACCAGGGATTTGGCAAAACAAGATTTGGAGTTAAAATACCAAATTGATTTGTTTGGTGACCCCAAAAACGTGGATGAGGCGGTTAAGCGCACCCAGTTATTGGCCCAAAAGCAAAGGGAAATTTTGGATGCGGAGTTTGACCAGCGCATTGATGATGCCAAAAAGGAGGGCACATACACAACCGAAATTGCGGCCCAGTTTGCCCAGTTGAAAGCAAAGGAAATTTTGTTTTTGGAAACGGAAACCCAAAACCAGGTGAACACAATTTTGGAGGATGCCGCCGAAAAGCGCGCGGAAACCAATGCGGAAATTCTACAAACCCAGTATGAAACCCAGGGCGAAATTGAGGCCCAGGAATTGGCCAAATTGGAGCGCACACGTGCCCAGTTAATTGAGGAGTTGAGCCGTTCCACAACCGTTGCCGAGCGTAACGGGTTAAAGGAAAAATTGAATGCAAACCTGGGTTTAATTCGCCAACAATTAAAGGTTCAGGAAGCCATTGAGGTTGCTGCAATAAACAAACAAACCGAATTTGAGTTAACAAATGAGGAGTTAACGGAGGAGGAACGCCAATTGATTGTGTTAAACAGTGAATTGGAAATACTCAAAATACGCCGCCAGTATGCGGATAAAAACATTGAGTTGCAAAAAGAGGAAACGGATAAAACCAATGAGGAAAACGAAAAGCGAAAGGAGGCCATTAAAAAAGGCATTGAGGAGGTTGCAAAGGCAACGTTGGATTTGGTTAACACAATAATTCAGGCGCAAATTGACCAAACGGATGCGCAAATAAGCCAGCAACAAAAGCGCGTGGATGCAGCCGCCCAAATTGCTGAAAAGGGGAACGCCAATTTGTTGGCCATTGAGGAGGAGCGTTTGCAAAAGTTAAATGAGCAAAAAGAAAAATTTGTTAGGGCACAACAAGCGTTGGCCGCCATTGAGTTGGTTGCCAATTCCAGTGTGGCCATTGCCAAAGCCGCCGCCGAGGGTGGGGCCGCCGCACCGTTTACAATTGCCGCCACGTTAATTGCATTGGCCGCGGGGTTGGTTGCTGCACGTGCCCAGGCAAAAGCCGCCGCCAGTTTCGCGGTTGGGGGTTATACTGGTGACGGTGGGAAATATGAACCCGCTGGTGTGGTTCACAAAGGTGAGTTTGTTATTACCAAAGAAAAAACACGCCAATGGAGGCCCGTTTTGGAGGCCATACATGGAGGGCGTGACCCATTCATGACCAAAGGATTAAATGAGCGCATGGCCACGTTCCAAAGTGCCAACATGGAAAAACAATTGGGCCGCATTGAGCGTGCAATTAGGGAACAAAAAGGCATGCAGTTGAGCATTGATGAAAAGGGAGTGCACGGCATGGTTTCCCGCATTCAGTATAAAAATGAACGGATAAGAAACAAAACAAAGTAAGGCAATGGACAGTTCAATGAGGATTGAGTTAAATGGGGTTTTGGTAACGGGCCGCATTGAGGGAACCCAAAATTTTGAGGTTACAATGCGCCGTTCAGGAAATGCGGGGCAAACGGCAAAAACATTTTCCAGTGAGTTAACGTTTTATGATGATGGTTACCAAATTTTGAAAACCCAGTTAATTGATGACCCAAACGGGTTTGCCAATGAGGTGCCCATTAAAGTTTTTGATGCATGTTGTGCGGCACCAGTGTTTGAGGGTGTAATTCAGGGGGATGCCATTGACTGGTGTGAGCCAGGTTGTTGGATAAGCGCAAACGCCATTGAAACAACGCCTGAAATAAACTGTATTGAAAGCACCGTTATTTGGGATAATTGGAACGGGTTTTTGAACCAAAACCGCATTGCAATGCGTTACTGTATTGAACACCGCCCGTTGTTTATTCAATATGTTATTGTGTTTTTGGCCTACATGTTAATCAATGTTTTAACACCCCTTTTGGTTACGTTTGCCATTGCATTTGCCGCAATTTTGGCCATTTTATGGTTGGTTTGTACAATTGCGTGTGCCATTCCTGGAACCGATTGCACCCAACAAGATTGCAATTCAGATTATGACCCAGGAAACGCATTTGAATTGCTGGAGGATATAAACAGTGAAATTGCCGAGCGTGTTATTCCATGCGGGTATTTTCACCCCAGCGCATTGGTAAGGGATTACATTAAAAACGTTTGCGGCAAATGTGGGTTAACCTTTCAAAGTTCCATTTTGAACAACCCCGCCTCACCTTATTGGAACACGGTGTTGTGGGCCGCCCAGGTTAAGGATGGCCGCAAAAAAAATGATGTGAATTACACGTTAACCAGTGAAAATTTGCCAGTGGAAACATTGCAAACGTTATTGGATAACATTTTGAACCCAACATTTAACGCCCAATGGCGAATTTTTGGCAATACCCTGGTTTTTGAGCGCAAAGATTATTTCCAGGGAACCAGCGTTTGGGTAAACACGGGGGATTTGCTGGAGCAAAACCGCATTGAAAACAATGAGGTGTGTTTTTCCTGGATTGACAAAGAACGGTGGGCGTTTGCCCGTTTTGAATACCAGTTGGATGCCCAGGATACAATTGGAAATGAGGCCAGGAACCGTTTTAACCGCATTGTTGAATGGAATAACCCATTTAACCCCAGCCAAAGCGGCCAATATAACCTTTCATTGCCCCTTTCCCCAGTGCGCACCCGTGAAGATGCCATAAGAACAAACGTTTATGAATTTTTTGAAACCTGGTTGGGCGGCGCGGTTAACATGGCGTTTTTCAATGCGTTTTCCAATTACGGCAAAGCCATGTTAATTAACAATGATACGGCGTTTAACTACAAATTGCTCATTTGGGATGGGCAAAGCACAACGGATGGGGCGGTGCAAAGTTTTTACCCCGACACGTTTACGGGGGGAAATGTGAGTTACGGGAGTGGGTACATTTCAGCAACAAACCGCGTAAATTACCCATTTTGGTTTTTGCCTGGGTTTGATAACAACCTTTATTCATTGTTTCATTACATTGATAACCCCAGGTTGCCCAGCGCAACCCAATGGGATTTCAGTTTTACGTTTCAATTTACATGTGATGATTACCAAAATTTTGACTGGAGCAAAACGGTTGAAATGTTAAAGGGAGGAGTTCAAAAATTTGGGCAAATTGAGGAAATAAAGTTTAATTTTACAAACCGAACCGCCAGCGTTGAGGGTGTGGTTTAATTAAAAATTTGAAATAATGCCAAGACATTTAGCAATAACCAGCGGCCCATTGGTTTGGGATGATAATACACCCAGCACGTTGCACAATTACCACATGCAATGCGGGGATAACTTTTGCAATGATGTGGTTGTTACGCTGCAAAACGTACATAACTCAAACTTGCGTTTTAGCAACGTAACATTTAGCCCGCCAGCAACAACAACAACAATAACGTTGGTTGCCGTAAATGGCGCGCCGCCCTCGTTTACTTATTTGTTAGCACCTGGGGCATCATTAACCATAACATTGCGCATTTGCACAATGGTAAACTCACAACCAGTTGAGGAATGGAAAATGTACCTTTACACAATTGAGCATGGCCAGGACCCAGGATATTATTTGCCTTTGGAATTTGTTGACCCATTTACATTGATTGCGCCCAGCCCAATTGATTTTGGTTTGGTTCCATTTCCAGGCACGGGTTCAGTGCTCACAACGGTAAACAATGTTTGTTATCATGATATTGAATTTAACGGGGATGTTGGTTTGTGTGAGGGCCATGATATTACGTTTTCACCCAATGGCATAACAATACCCGCATTGATGAGCGCGGGGGTTACGGTTAACTGGACACCAATGAGCATTGGGGAATTTTTGCAATGTTACATTTATGCTGGTTTTTGCAGCGGTAAGCCCGATATACGTTATGAATTGTTGGGAACCGCAATACAAGATTGCTCATGTTTGTGCTGCAATGATGTAACAATTGGGGATGAAAACGGTTATTTGCGTGACCAAAACGGGTTTTGTGGTAACACCAAGGTGTTCAAAGCCGCGGCCATTGTTGAGAAAAAATTTGTGAAATTCAATTTTACTTACAACACGGGGTTAACGGATGGGGTTGAATTGTTTTTTAACCCATGGTTATTTTCAAACCAGTGCAATTTTTCCAGCAAATACCCCAACGGAATAATAACACAACCCCCAGCGGGTTATTTCATTGAGTTCAATGAATTTTCAACACCAGTTGGCGGCACATACCCCATGCAAATGTTTGGCATGGGTTCCAATGAATTGGTGAACAAAAATTGGGAGGTTTATTTTGAGCCAATTGATGCGGCAACGGGTGAGTTTCAAATTTTGTTTCAGTTTTTCATGATTGAAGATTTGGCAAACTGGATGCAAAACGCATACATTGCCAACATTCCAAAATGGCGGCGCGGTTCAGTTAATGACATTAACCCAGCCATTGGCACAACGGCACCTTTCCCAATGGCCAGTTCCAGCGTTTACAACGCAACCAAAAAATTGGCCTCATTGTTTTATTTGGTTGACCCCAATACAATTGTGGATGGCCAGCCATTTGAATGTTTTGAGGAAAATTGTATAAATTTCCAGGCCCGTTTTTACAACAAGGGATTGTTGGGTGCGGCCAGTGAATTGATAAATTGGAGCATAAAATTTGAGCGCAATGGCGCAATGGTTTCCAATTTTTCAACCCTTTTCAAAACCAAAATTATTTTCCAGGTTGAGGTTCCCCCAGCATATTCCAGCAATTTGGTGGGTGCAATTTTCCAGGTGTTTGATGAAAGCCAGGTTGAAAATTTGGGTGTGGATTTCCTTACAAACTACAATTCCAGCCGTGCGGCCATTACCAACATTGGAGGGGTGAGCGTTTTGGATAACCTTTTGGAAACCCCCAGCACAATTGTGCCATTGGGTGGCGGTGTTTGGGAGGTTACGGCATACGTTTCAACGGCGGTTGTGCCTGGTAATGTTTACCGCGTGGCCGTTGTTGCATACGCGGATGATACGCAAACCGTAAACACGTTTTTGAGTGAGCCGTTAACGGTAACGCAAACACCTGAAATTGGGTGTGATTATTGCCCAATTACAGTTTCAAGTGAATTTGAGCAATTTTTTCAAAGCAATGAAACGGAATGTTTGCAGCCAACCGCAAAGGAACGCATAAGGCACACAACAGTTATTGAAAACGGGGATTTCAAGGATTGTTTGGATGAGTGGGGTTACATGAGTGACTGGAGGCAATTATTGAAAACAATTACCGTGAACGTTTACCGTGTTGAGGCCGATTTTCCAAACCCAGGGCAAAGCACATTTTTTATGTTTGAAACGCACACCTCAAACCGTGTTGCTGGTTTTCCTGGAGGTTGGCAAAACCTGGGAGCGTTAACCGTTACGGATAACGGGAGCGCGTTAATTGATACGGATTTTACAACCAGGGTGGGTTTTGAAACAACGCCATTTCCTGGAGCCAATGTTTTAGTTGCCAACACGGCAACATTCATGCAGCGCACACCAGTTGGTGTTTTGGGTTCAACATACGTTTCCACGTTGGGAATTACAAAGGACTGGAGGGATGGGGATGTATGGGTTGAATATGTTTACACATTTGATTTGGGCGCGGTTTTCGGCGTGCCATTTGAATTGAACCAGGTTAAGGGGTTCATGGTTGCGGCCATTGAAAATGAGCCCGACAATTCAGGGTTTTCCAGTGTGTTAAACAATGCCCGTGTTTTTGCATTAAATGCATTGAGTGGGATTTGGGAGGAAATTGAGGGGCGTGCAATATGCGCCCAGGATTACACATTGGTGCGTGTTGTTTACAGTTCAAACCAAAATGGGGATTTCTCATTTTACGTTACCAAAAACCCCGAAACAATGGCGGGGTTGGCTGAAAACAACCCAGTTGCGGGCCCATTGGGATTGCCTCAATTAAGCCAAACGGCATTGAGTTACATGGATGCGGATTTTTCAGCGGGAAATGAGGCGGCGGTTGAGTTTTCAATTAACGCCTGGACAAATGGCCTTTACAATTTGTGCGGCCTTATTTCAATTCCCCCCGCGGTTTTCATTTGTGAGTATTTCCAAAACATTGTTTGCCAGGGCGGTAGTTCATTGGGATGCGGTGTTGTTGGTGGGGGTTTGTTTAACATTATTGGCACCAATTCATCAAATGGCCGTTACCGAAATGTAACAATAAGCGACCCCGTAATGGGCACACCAGTTCAGGGCGGCCAATATGTTTTGGAATACAATTTAATAAGCGGTGCACCGCCAACAAAAGAAATTCATTTTTGGGCTGGAAAGGATGGCGGTTTTTTTGTTGCGGGAACACGCCCAGCGGATGGGTTCATACCAATTGGAGCAACAAGCGGTTCCATTCCATTCACCTGGGGCGGTTCAGTTACAAGTTACATTTATTTTCAATTAAAAGCAAATGCCAACCCTAATTGGACTGGAACCATGCAAATAAAAATTGGAAATGCCGCATGCCCATAAAAAAAACAACGTAAATTTGAACGCATGAGCGCATTGTTTAATTCATACACAAACCCAGTTAACCCAAACCAGGTGTTTTGTGATATTACCAGCGCACGCATGGAATGTGCGGAGCCAAACACACGCATGTTGTGCACGGAGTTAGAAATTTCATGTGCAAACGGAACCAGTGGGTGCGGCCCATTGGTTGTTGGCAACGGTTTGGTGTTATGTGAATGTTCCGACAGTTGGAATTGTAATTTGTGCGGAAATGATACGCCGTTTTTTGTGCCGTATGTGGATGGGGATTTGTACACGTTCCAATTCCAACAACAAATAAAAGTTAAGGAAATAACCCCAACATTGGGCTGGACTTACCCAGGTTTGGAAAGCCCGTATGAAACGGGGGTATGTTCATTTGAAATTTTCAGTTGTTGTAATGATAAGCCGTTGAGGGTGAGTGAATGGGGTTTGTTCAAAACCATTGTTGCCCAGGGTTATGTTGGTTCATTTGAACAAACTGGTTACAATGGCGAAAGCATAACGGTGCCCATTCAGCAATTGCAATTGGATTTGGGGGCCATTTTTGAGGCCATGCAAAACCAGGGCATTCAGGATGATTGTTTTTATTTCAAATTTTGTTTTGCAACCCGAGCGGATGCGTTGCCAATTGGTGCGCAAATTTGTTTTTGCAGTGAGCCATTCAAACGTGTGCCATGCGAAAATAAAAACCCAGGCGTTGTTGTTTCCAGTTTATACGGCAACCAGGATTGTTTTGGGTTGTATTACGGAACCCAGGCAACGGCAAACTGGGGCACGGTGTTCCAATATGAAAACACAATTAGAGTGCCAGCCGCATTTGAGCAAACAAATTTTCAATTAACCAAAACAATAATTGAAACCAGCAACAAAACAACGGGTTCCCAGGTTTGCGAAAACTGGGCGTTAAATTCATACGGTTTGCCCCAGCGTTTTGTCAAATTATTGGCCACAATTTTTGCGGGGGCCAATGTGCAAGTGGATGGGGTTGAATACCAAACCCAGGGGGAAATTGCCAAAAACAATGAAATTGGCACCCGTTGGTTTATTGAGCAAAATTTTGAGCATTGTGAATGTTCCAACAATTTAACATGTTATTGAAAAAATGGTTACAATTGAACAAATACCAGGTTTGTTGCATGAGGCAAATTACAAACCAAAGAAACACGAACATTGGGAGGAGGTGCGCAACACAATGTTTGTGCACACCAGGGGAAAAAACCCAGGGTATATTTTAACCGAAAGGCGGCCAAATGAAGACCCCGAGGTTCAAAAGTACCGTTTGAAAATTTATGAACCCATTACAAAAGGGAGCATGAACCGCGCCATGGATAAACTTTACCGCATTTTCCAGGGTGCCAATTTCAGCATTCAGGTGAGTGATGAGTTGAATGCGTATTTGAGTGAGCGCAAATTTGCGGGCCAATACTTTTATTCATACGTTCAAAAATACGTTGTGCGCCGCATGATTGAAGACCCAAACGGGTGGTTGTTGTGGTTGCCAACGGGTGAGGGTTTAATTAACCCAGCCGTGAAAGTTGAGGTTGAACCATGGTTGGTTTTCAGCAACCAAATAAAGGTTTTGAAACACAATTTGATAACCTGGAAAGCGGAGGGGGAACATTCCGAGGTTTGGACTGGGAGCGGTAAAAACCAAAAGGAAAACGTTGGTGAGGTTTATTACACATTGGATGAGGTTGGATATTACAAACATGTTCAATATGGCAAAGCCAGTGACCGCAATTTTACAACGGAGTTAATTTACCCCCACAACCTGGGTGTTTTGCCTGGTTGCGTTTTGGGCGGTGACTTAACGGATGATGATTATTTTGAAAGTTATTTTAGTGCGTTTGTGCCATTTGCAAATGAGGCCATAAGGCAATACAGTGATTGGCAAGGGGTAATGACAACCAGCGCATTCCCTTACCGTGAGGAAACCGCGGAAACATGTGATGCCCCAGGATGCCGCCACGGCATTGTGTTCAATAAGGAAAGGGAGGAGCATGAAACATGCGGGCGTTGTAATGGCGCGGGCCGTATTATTTCCCGTTCACCTTATGGCGTTTTCATACGTGAAAAGGGGAGCGGTGTTTTTGGTGAAACGGGCAATGCCAGCAATGAACCATTGTTGCGTTTTATTTCGCCCCCCGTGGACATTATTGAATACAGTGGAAAGGCCTGGGAAACGTTATTGAAAAAAGCGGAGGAGGCGTTGCACCTTAACACAATTGATGAGGCGCAAAGCGGAACCGCAAAAACAATTGACCGTGAGGATAGTTTTGCGCAATTAACCAAAATTTCCAATAACATTTTCGATGAGATAATTTACAAAAGTTTGTTATTCATTGAGGGTTTACGCAATGTTGCGGAGCCCATGCCGCCCGTTATTGTTAAACCAATTTCGTTTTCCATGAAAACGGAGGATGATTTGGTTGACGAAATAAACAAATTGAGTGATAAAAACGCACCAGTTGCATTTTTGGTTGAAACAACCAAAGATTTGGCGCGCAAAAGGTTTTCAGGCAATAAAAGTGTGAGCCGCATGGTTGAGGTTTTGGTTTCTTATGACCCAATTTACCATTTGAAACCAACCGACAAACAACAATTGTTGGCCAGTGGAACCATAAAAAAGGAGGATTTGTTGCGCTCATTATTTGCTTACAAAATGTTGAGCGAATTGGTGGCCGAAAATGGCACGGCGTTCCTGGAAAATTCATTGGGGGATATTTTCAGGGCCCTGGATGTTAAAATGCAAACGGTGTTTGCCCAGTATATTCCCAAACAAATTGTTGAGGTTAATGATGTTTTTGGAATGGATACGGAATTGGCACGCCAACAAGCGGAGGCCCAGGCAAATTTGAAAGGAACCGTAGGGGGCGTTCAGGGCATTTTGCAAATTCAGCAAAGTG